GGCAAAAGGATCTGCTAAATCTGGGGAGTACATAAAATTCTTAATGTCGTGAACGGCATCAAAACTAAATGCACCATTTTTACTAGAATCTTCTCTATGCATATCGAGTAAAGTTTCCATAGAAGGAAAGCCTTTAGTTAACTCCTCCTCAGAAATACCCGCTTTTCTAATTACCCTATTAATAGAAGAATCTTTATTTTTCATTTTAAAAACCTCAACCTCATCCTTTTCTACATGGGGGAGCAAGTAGGAAAACATTTGATGACAAAAAGTATATGCTAAAGGATTAGTACCTCCTGAATCATACGCCATGCCAATGGAACCCAACAAGTAATCTTTAATGGTCCATTTTTCCCCTTTACTACCATAAGCACACTTAAGGACAGTTTTGGACAAAGGTCTAACTGGTAAAACTTCAGGTAAGTCTTTTCTACCAGTAGTGTTTTTAATAAAATATTTCTGTAAAAACACTACTCCTTGTCCACACAATTCACCATCTTTTTTCAAAATACTAGTGAAAGAGTGTACTTTTCTTATATTCCTAATTTCCATGGAAAAAAACTGAGATACGAACCCAGCAAACCCTGCTTCAGAAATATAAATACCCAAATACCGTGGATATGCCAATATATGATCGTCTCCATAAACTACGAACTGAATTCTACCTGCTTTCAGTTCCTTTTCAAACAATTTTCTAAACTTTGGAAACTTTCTCATCTGTTGAACACAATAAAGAAAAAACAAAAAACCAACTATCCAAGAGTCTCCATGAGATGTCTCAAAAGCTCCTGACGGCATGCACCCATACATTACTGTCCATAAGTCCGAAAATATATTAACATATTTTACTGGCATCCGTTTAGCTAGGTATTCGATGATAGCGTCATATAATTTTTCGCTCGCCTGACCTTTTAAGTCTTCGGTGAATTTATGATATCGTTTATGACCAGCCAAGTACAAAACAAGCAATGGTCTCGCTATTGTTTTGTCTAAACCTCTAAAATCACCATCTTCCCATATCATTTCAGGATCATCCCATCGCAATTGACGAGCTAACCTTACTCCTCCACCGTACCACCATACCATACCAATTTTTATCATCTTTCCTCTCTCCACAATCTGGCGCACCTTCCCTACCAACGTCCCAAAAATCGTTACCACATAACTCAATAAAAAAAAGAACCTCATCTTAGTATTTACGTCTTTTTGTTGTTCCTTCTTCTCTTCTCCAAATGGGTTATAGACACATTGCTTTTCATCTTTAGGTACCATATATGACTGATTGTCAGGGTGATCTATAGTTTCAGTGTGTCCATTGAAGAAGTCATCACAAGTCTGAGAAACCTCGCGAGCAGCATAGGGATACTGCTCAATTTTCTTACCTACACCTCCATAATGTCTAACGACATCTCCTTCGACGATAATTGCTTTTTCAGAATTTCGCAACCCTGAAGCAGTTCCACCTTTAGGAGCCATTTTATATGGCATGGACGGGCACCATTCCCAAGGAAACAGTTCATGAAATCTTTCAGTTTCCATATACTGATCCATGTAAGTAATCGCATCGAGAGCACTAGAGGCCATGACTTTAGCTCCTTCCGGAGAAAAATCCCTAGTGGGCTGATCGTTCTTTTGCAGTAGTGAAGGGATTTTTTGAAAAATTCCTGTTTGAGAAGCTCCTATGTAACGGCCTTCTTCATCTCCTGCAAAACACCTATTAAACCATGACATTTTTATCAACATAATATTCTGTAATGATAATACTTGCTTACGCAAGATGTCCCATGGTAAGCCTTCGGCATAAGGTGTACTTTTCCACACATTACTCTCAAAATAGTCAAATCCTAAATCTAAGTGCAGAACAGTAGAAAAATAGTACAAATCCCATAGTCTATAAAATTCGTAGACTTGTGTGGGCACTGGTGGAAGAAAACTCTCACGTGGAAGAGTTGCTTGAGGAAGCATTTTAGGCAGGGGAGTTTGATTTTGATAGCACGAATTTGCTACCTCCCATTGACACACCTGTGCTGCACACTCCGTTCGAAAACCTTTTTTGGCTTCATCACGAACGAAATGGTACATATTTGATAATCTAGCAAACATTTCTTTTATCATGTCTTGTGTTGTTCTTCGCTGATTACCATTGTATCTATTAATACGAAAGGTTTCTTGAGCACACCGTGGATCTTTTATAGTTGCCTGTAAACAACAATTACAATCTAACGTGTGCTTGTGAAAGTGATCTGAGTCTGATAACGTTTCTTTTCCATTAATCCATTTAAAATCCATTCTTTGAAATAATTTACTACGTTTAGTTAATTTTAAAGCTGTTAAATTACGACGAGGAATTGTCTGACGTACCTCAGTAATTAGATTTGAAATGTGAGAATTGGACTCCAGATTACAGTAGCGGCC